ATGCGTTAACACTAATTACACTTTTATCACTTTTTATACCACACTCTTCTGCCATATCTTTTGATATGACACCCCAATATTCTAATACTTCAAATCTATTTTTATAAATAGTTTCTACAGTTTCTCTATTGTATAATGAAGATTCATAACCTCTAACTTGATAGTTAGGTCCTTCTTCTAAACACATATCAATAGCTTCTTCATTAAAGTATGGCATTTTTCTTAAATCAGAAAACTGTTGCCTATTTAATGAGTGTCTTTGAATTACATAATCACAATCATTTATATTAGTTGCATTTGGATCTGCATAAAAATCCCAACATGATACTGCTTCTACTTTTGGAACTGTTTTAATTTTTTTAACATGGATGTTTGTTACATTACCTGCTTCATCTTCACTTGTATCAAAAGCATGATATGTATGATCAAAACTAAATGGACCTTTTAATATACCAGTTCCTAATAAACACATTTCAAAAAATACATGTCTTAAAACTGTTATAGCACTAGACTCTTCTAGTTGATCATGTAATAATTTTTCTAAATGTCTTGCAGCTATATCTGCTGGTTGTATTTGTGGCTCACCTTGATTAGCTGGTCCTTCATCAAAACCAACATTCTCAAACTCTTGTGCTAAATTTTTCATCAGCATATCTGCTGTAGCACCAGGTGGTATTTCTCTACCATCACCTTTAAATCCGTATGGATCTTGTAACTGTTCTTGTTGTGGCTCTGGTTTCTTAGGTTTTAAGTGTGCATACTCAGGTATCTCTTCAGGTACTTGAGTTGGACTAATACCTAATGGAAACTTACCACTAGAAAATAATACTTCTATTAATTGACCAAAAGCTGCTAATACTTTAGTCTTTGTTATTTTAACAAACACTCTTGACTTTTCGTTTGAACGAAAAACCATTTCAGGACCATATAGTCCTCTATAGTTTCTGTAAGCCTTTAGCCATCTTTTTTCATCGTACAATCTAGAGTTTTCAGATTGATAAAATTTTTCTCTAATATGTCCGACTATAGAAGATGATTCGCTAACTTCATCAGTTGCTTTTTTTTCTTCTTCCACTATTAAATATCCTTAGTAATCTCTTTCTTCAGCCATTCTAAAAATTGCTGGATCTACTTTTGATTTTGATTTACCTTTTTTATCGTTACCATCACCAGTCATATCTCCTTGTTTTACTTTTGAATTAGGATCTATAGCCATTGGTTCATTTGGTTTCTTAGGTGCATCAGGTGCAAGTTCTCCATGCATATATCTTTTCATCATAGTTGTTGTCCTCCTTAATCTATTTTTGTCTTGAGTAAGTCTATCGTTCCATAAACTTTATCTTTACCTTTTTGGAATATAGTATTCATTCCTTGACTTACTCCGTAATTCATATTACGTTTAGGCTGTTCTTTTGTAATTTTATTATTTACTTTAGCTACATCTCTTTTTTGAGCAGCTTCTCGTAAATCTTTATCTTTAATTTCTTTAGGTGTTTTTTTATTTTTAGTATCAGCACCTGCAAAAATTTTAGGTATAAAATTACTACTTGGTCCTAAATTATTTTCTTCCATTAATAATCCTTTTCATCAGCCATTCTAAATACAGCATCATCTACATGCTTAGAACCTGGCTCACTTGGTTGACTTACATCATACTCAAATGGTTGATACTTCTTAGGTGCATGTTTAGAAAAGTCAATATTAGTATGTTCCCTGTTTGGGTTTTTCCCATCAGGTCCATCACTTAATTGACCTTGCTTAACTTTAGCCTTTGGATCAAATTTTGTTTCCATTGTTGTCTCCTGTTATATTTTTATTTTTTTAATCTTTAGTATATTTTTAGTTGGTATAGTTGTATAGCTACCACCTTGTTTTATTTCTTTATTATCTTCAAAAGAATAATCAGCCATTAGTATTGTAGATTTAGAATCTTCTTTTACTATCCATCCTATACTACAACATACAGCTGTTTTTGCTTTCTTGATATCTACTATATCAGACCAGCTAGACTCACTAACGATATCTTCCCACCACACTAAATTTAATGTGTAAGGAAAATTTTTCCTATTTGTTTCTGGTATTTTTATTTTTTTTGACACCCTTTAACTTTCCAGAATTTTCCATAGCATAAAATACGGCTTCACCTTTTTTCTTGCCGTATTGTTTTACCATAGATTTTTTAATTTTTTTACCTTTTTTATTTAGTGGCATTAATATCCAAATTTATTATCTGATACTTCAAACGTATTTTGCATTGATGGATTAAATCTATTTCTAAACTTAGGATGTGTTGGTCTACTCATACATCCATATCTTAATGCATCATATGCATGATCTTCTGCGTTTGTATCTACGTCTTCAGGGTTTTTGTCGTCTGTTGGTAATGTTGATAATGTTCTGATTAAATTTTTACAATTAGAAAAGATTCTTATACCAGGTTCTGTATCATTTACTTTTAATCTTTTATGAACTTCTAACTTACCATTAATTCTACTTTTAGGTGATCTATCTGATGGTCTCCATCTACATCCATTCTGTATCATTGTCTCTGCAATACTTGGACCTACATCACCTCTCTTTGCCCATGTACTAACATCTAATACACCATAATGAATATACTCATCTCTTTCTAAACTTATTACTTGTCTTGCAAAAACATCTGCTGTTACTTTCTTAGTATACAATTCTCTATAAATCCAGATATTATTATTATAGTCAATAGCAAACCATAGAACACAAGCAGGAGAAGAATAACCCCAGTCAGCAGCACGAAATTTGTACCAGCCTCTAGGTATTTCAAAAGGCTCGACCACATGGGTTGCTTTACTAAATTCTGGAAAAGCTGAATCTTCATATGCATCCCAATCTCCATCTAAGAATTGTTTACGTTGTACTTCAGGTAAAGATGCAAGCATGATATAATAATCATCTGTCTGCATCAAATAAGGATTGTCTTGTAGCTTTGCTGGAATAAATCTTCTGGTAATATACTTCTTACCATTAGGCGTATCAATCCCTACATCAAACGCAGTATTTGGTTCACTAGGTTCAACAAACATTTCTCGAACCCATTGTGATCCTACGTTACCTGGATTACCTGTTGCTCTCATGTAGACAGGTATATCCTTATCAACGGATCTTAAAGAAGATCTTAAAAAATTATATATGTCGGGTGAAGGATATTGTGGAAGTTCGTCTATTCCTATCCACGTGTAAGATTGACCTTGGTATCTTAACGCATCCGTCATGTTTTCTGCGTAACCAAACTCTATCTTTGCCCCCGAAGGGAATCTCCACTCTTTTTCTTGTTCTCTCCATTTTGCTCCAGGAAATGCTTTCGAGTATAATAACTGAGACTTTTGTATTAAGTCTCTTAACTCTGGCATTGTCCGTCTTACTAGGAGTGCTCGGTGATTTGCTTTAGAGCAGTATCGAAGTGGGTCTACTAGCATCGCATATGATTTACCGCCACCTCTTGCTCCACCATAAAATACTTCTCTTTCAGAAGATGCAAGAAATTCTGTCTGTGGACCTGAGTTAGGTTTAAAGATTACTTCTTGCTGGTTGATATGCTCTTGTACATTTTTAGGAGCACTCTCGATTATGTCCTCAGTAAGTAGTTGTGTGTCTTTGCCTGTTAATGCTTTATCAATAGTTAACAGTTTACTTTTAGTATTTTCTGCGTGACGTTTAGCAGAACGTAGAGATTGTTCTGCCTTTGCAACTTTCTTACGAGTGCGAGCTAGAATCTGTGTTACTGACTTCTTGGCTTTCTGTCGAATTACTTTCTTCGGTTTCGGTGGTGCTATTTCTTGCGAGTCTTTTTCTAAGTCCGACATGTGATATATATCTTCCTGTTTTTCTATGTAGCCAAGTTGCAGTTTCTCTTAATGAACAAGTTTTAGAATATTCTTTTGCTTGTCTAAGAGCATCTAATTCTTCTTTTACTGGTTCTAAATAATTGGGATCACTTGATTGTTTAAAACCAAATGGAACTACTCTAGCTTTCTTTTTTATCTTTATTGGTTCCATCTTTTGCTGGTAATATAAATATTCCATGTAGTGCTTTCATATTTATATCTAGTTGATCTTTCTTTGTAATACCCACTCTGTCTAGTACTGAGTTCGCTGCTGCTAGACGAATGTTAGAGTGTGGTGTGGTCCCGTCTTCGTCTAGTAGGTCTGTTAACCGAGTAGCAGCTTTCGCAGAGTGCGTTGATAAGTGGGTTTCCGCCAACTCTGTAATTTCTTTTTTGAGATTACGAATAACTTTTGGATAACTATTTTCCGAGTAACCAGCTAAACGAGCTGCTTCTCTTGGGTTTCCTCTCGCTTCTCCGAACAATACGTCTAGAAACTTTTCTTGCATATCTGTTAAGTTTCTTTTTTGAGTCTTTGTTATAGAAGAATCCATTGTTTGCATTTATAATCTCCATTAAATCTTTAAATGGAAGGTTTTTAGCCGATGAAGATATCTGCATCGTCTGCTTTAACCTCCATTTGATCAGGTTTTCTTAAAATTTGTGGTTTAATTTGAGGCATTACAGGTCTAGCATCAAGATTAACATCTATTTTAGGTTCTACTTCCATTCTTGGTTTAAACTTTTGCATCTTTTCTTGCATTGGTTCTAGGAAACCTTCAATATCTAGTGGCTCATTCATACCTGCAGATCCAAGTTGTACAGATTGTGTATCTTTTATCTCATTAGCTACAGGAGTGTTAACACCTTTCTTCATTAATTCAAAAAAGTTAGCGTCTTTTGGTACATCTGTGTCTGCTATAGTTTCAGTTCGACCTTTAACAGGGAATACACCCTGTCCTGTTCTAAGATAACTTGGTATGTTTGCTTCAAATTTCATAATTTATTTATTATTCGTGATGACCTCTTTGTGTTTATTAACTGTATGCGTGTCTGTGTGTCCTTTGAATAATATATAGTTTCTATTATAGGGGTTAATATCAATTTTGTCAAGTTTTATTTTTACATATTACAGTCTGCGACACTGTGTCAGTAGACAAAATTGAACGTGGGGTGTATAATGTTCATAGGAACCCCCAGGGGAGCCTATATATCTATAGCTAGGGTATATTTACAAGTGGGTAC